TGTAGGATCGTTGACAATACCAACAATCATCAAAACAGCAAACAATGCGTTGATAAACACTAATAATTTATCAATAGTTTCTCCTAACTCTAAACGAACGTTAAATACCGCTAAAAACGTTTGTAATAAAAGAGCTAAAGCTGGTACTAATGTTAGCCAAAATGTTTTGTTTAATACACGTACTTTCCAGTTAATTTTGTTCATCATTTTTCCTCCATGATTTCTAGTTCGAGAAATTTCTCAAACAATATTTTAATAGCACCGTTCCCGCCTAATTCAACGTAGCTCTCATAAAGCCTTGAAAGTTCTTCGATTTCATGCTGGCTTGTCTTCCCACGTCGTATTGCTTTTTTTAAGTTTTCTTGCAAGCGAAAACGTTGTAACCGTTGCAAGCCTTTTCTGATAAGTGAAAGATTATCCCGATTTTCTTTCCCGATTTCAGTAACTCCACTAACTGATTTTTCAAGGTCGCCGATTTTATCGGTCAAAACGTTGATTTGTTTTTCCGTTTCTTTTGTGTTTTGTGTACTCTTAAAAGAGAAATAACTAGGGATAATCACGATTAGAACGGGAGTGAGTTTATCAAGTAAAGTTATAAGTTCCAATTAAACCACCCCATTTACTGAATAGTGGCCTATTGAACAGGCTGAGTGTCTAACTCATTTGATGGTTTTTCTTGTTTTGGTTCAGTCCACTTCCAGATTCCTAACTTACCGTTTTGCTCAAGCGTTGCAAGTTGCTCAAGTGTTTCTCCTTGATAAGTGAATGGCTCGTTAACTTGAATCATAACACGTTTACCTTCTTGGAATTTTTCAACATGATTCACATCTTCAAGCGTGAAAATTTCTTGCGATTGGTAAGTTTTGCCAGTTTTAGCAGGGTCTACCAATTCAAGTCCACGTTTGAAAACAGTCGGGTCTAACGGATTATCAACGTCCGTTACTCGAGCCAATACTGCCCAATCTGCAACGGCTTTAACCTCTGCGATTTTAGCGTCTTTCTCAGAAAGTTTTTCTTCGTAACTTTCAGCTTGAGTATGCAAGTCTTCTTGTAGTTTCTTCACTCCATCAGCTGGATTGAATTCAGTAGTCACTTGTCCAATGACTGCCTTAATTAATTCTTCGTCTGATTCGTTCACACGGTTACCGATTAACACACGGTCAAATGCCGTATATGGTGTTTCTTGACGAATCGCAACGAATGTACGATTGTTTTCTTGTAAGTATTTGTTGATTACTTTAAATGTCATATATCATTCTTCCTTTTCTTTATCTGATTGTAGTTGTTGGATTTGTTCTTGTGCTTCTTCATATAAAGCTTTGTAATTGGCGCATTCAATTGTCTTATTCGCTAATTGAATTGCTAAATCGTTGATGATTTTATCTGTTGTGTTCATTTTATCCTTCCTTATCTCCATTTCGAATAATAGCCTCGACTATAATTGCCAGCCACTGCTCCGAGATTTCTGAAATTATCAAAGATATTATCAAGGACTTGTGCTAGAGATGCGTTTCTTAAATTGATATCATCGATACCATAAAGTAGCCCTGTTGAAGTATCTATCCATGCTTCTCTCACGTTAGGCTGTGCACTGTGTCGGAATGTTATTCTATGACCGTACAAGTTGATAGCTGAATGTGTTGTATTTCCAGAACGTCCATTCCAAATCTGAACACCTGCTGATGTGTGGTCCATTCCAACAGTTCTATTTCTGTTACTCAATAGAGCCGTATATGAGCCTGGAACGCCGTCAATCATACCGCCTCCAAAAACTAAATACTGCAATGGTCTGTCTGGAAATTGATTTCTAATTCCGACATCATATCCGTTCATATCAATCCAGCCTGTTTGTAAATCAAACGCAGTATTTCCGTTTAAAGATGTGATACGTCCACCTTTAATGTGATTCCCTGTGAAATCAACGTTCTTAATTTTGGTAATGGTTGCTTGCTTAGCAAACAACTCATCGACAAACGCTTGTTGTGAAACTAACCGTTGAATAAACGCAGTATCGAATTTAACTTTGTCAGCCGTAACTGAGCCAACGTCCAATGCATTAGCAGTAACGGACCCTGCAGCTATCTTACTAGCGGTTATTGCACCGTCCACGAGCATGTCGGACTTGACTTTGATTTTAGGAGCGATAAAGTCAATCCCTCTAGGGCTTGTTGAAATGGTAGCGGCTAACTGTTCACCAGTTAATGTAGTAGAGCCAATCGTCACACCTTCCGATGTCACTTGAACCCTAGCGCTGTTAGAAGCGTCTCGCACTTCCTGTCTGATTTCATTAGCAGTTTGAGCAATAGCACTCTTAACATTCGTATCGAAGAATTGAGTCAACGCCCCTTGATTGCTCTTCTGGATTTTACTCCAAAGAGTGCTGTTAGGGTCTCTCATTTCCAGTTCAATAGAACGCAAATCCTTGAAGAGTCCGGACAAAGTACGTTGCGTAACAGTAGGTTCCACAAAGCTAGTAGGGAAATCCCCTTGCTCTAGCTGTATATCCGTCAACACAGTGTCTCCAGCGCACCCCATGTGATGAAGTTTCAACAATTCATCGCGTGTTTGTGGTTGAAACACCTTGTAATATCGCCCGTTATGCTCTAGAGCAGGCGCACGGACGTTTTGAATAGTGATGTCCATTTTTAACCTCCGTAAACTTTAATAGGAATCGAACCATAAAAACTTCGGTATTGGTTAAATCCAGTTTTTCGTTCAAATTCTTCAAGGGATTCTGTGAAAGTTACATAAGTTTTCCCTTGTTTGTTTTCGATTTTAGAAGCCGAAATTTCTTTTCCGTTTATCTCAACAGTTCTTATCTTGTTTTGTGAAAAATCCTTATTTAGTGTTATTTGTTTATTATGACTATCGTAATTGATTGATACGTCACCACTAAATAACAGTCTTATTTTCATCCAAACAAGCCTTGTACCGATATAACGATGAGTAACTTCCTTGTTTCCTACATAAATTCCTTCTCTAGCCATACTACCTCCTACTCGTATACGTCATAGATAGTAGTGCTATCTTTAGCAGAAAGTGCATCATACTGAGATTTAGAACCGAACCAATATTTTAGAGGTTGTCCACCGTTTTGATTAATAATATTTTGGCCTGGAGCGCCGTCCGCTCCTCTAGGTCCTGTTGGTCCTGCTGGACCTTGAGCACCTCTTGCACCGTCTTCCCCTTTAGGACCAGTTAATCCGATAGGCCCTTGAGGTCCACGTTCCCCATCGTTTCCTCGTAACCCAGGCATTCCTGCTACTCCTTTAGGCCCTGGAGGCCCTGCTGGTCCCATTGGACCTGGAGCGCCTTTTAGCGATTCTCTTTGTTCGCTTGTAAGTTCCTCGAATCGCATGACTCCATCCGCACCTTTTGGGCCTGTTTCGCCACGCTCTCCACGGTCGCCTTTTGGACCTGTTAGATACTGTAAGGATGTGAATCTGTCACGGCCGTTTCCGACCTTGACTTTCCCTGTGTCGCTCTCAACGCCTAACTCGCCATCAAGCAGAACAAGTGGACTGTTTGCCCAATCACTCGCTGACATACGTTTGTGTTGCACCCTTACTGGGATTGTTTCTGTCATGTTCTACCTCCATCAAAAATAAATGTTGGATTTTCGTTCCAACTTGCGTCATAACTAGCATTCTGACCGTCTGCAATCGTCTTATAGACTAGTTCTAAATCAACCCGATTTGTCCGACTATCAACCATCACTGACTGTGTCACGTTTTGGTACCAGTCGCCTGTAAACGTCAAGCGATAAGCACCGTTGTATACTGCTAATACTTGTTCCTCTTTCTGAGTTAAGTCTTTATCAATTTCTGGAAGAGGAGGAGTAGCAGGCGCAAAATGAACATGTCCGCCATAGAACGGCGTTTTGTTCACAATTACAGTCACATCCGTCTTTCCATAAGTCGTACATGTTGCTGACCAACTAATAACGTACTGCTTACCTAGCTCGAAGCCTTCTCCATTGTGTCCGACTTCGACGTAATCAGTACCATAGGCAATTTTCTTAGCCGTGCTACCGTTGAGGCGGTTTCTGTTGTAAATAGCTGTCCCGTCACCACCAATTAAACCAGCGTTGATTCTTGCAGTCTCACTGACCTGTTCTAATTTCTTACTTAATTCAGCAATTGAGTCCGCACCGCTCATCAACTCTTCACGGATACGCTTCAAGAACTCAGGGCGCTCTTTCTCCACTTCCTCATGGATTTTAGCGCTGAAATCTTCTGCTTTGTTTTGGTATTCTTTGATAACATTATCAATTTCAAGCTGTATGATGCGAACCTTTTCGTCAATTTCCTTGTTGCGTCTTTCAACCTCATTCGCAATAGTTTGTTCGAATAGTGATTCGCTAAAGTCACCAACTGCATCTTTGATAGCTTGTTGTCGACTCGCACGGTCCTTAGCTTGTAACGTTTGATAATCGCCTAATTCAGCGACTGAACGGTTATTATCCAATTTATCGATGACTAATTTATGGATTCTAGCTTCAAAAGCGATTCCAATCTGGTCTCTTACAATTCCGACGCTATCACCAATCCAAATATCCTGCTCAATCGCATTAGCTAGATCTAAAAGATTAGCTTTGAACGTAACGATTGGAACAGATAAGCGTTGTAACTCTTTGTAAGTAGCTTTTAATAACTCGGTAGGGTCTTCAATATCCTCGTTTGTATATACACCGAAACGATGCTTAATAACGCCATTCTGATGTAATCCATAGATGTTTCTAGCAGTTTCATTTGTTACATAATTCTGTCCCGCTGGTTTATCAACGGGGTCGCCATTTGATACAGCCCAAACAACATCTTTAAACTGGATTCTACGACCATAACCGCCTGTAGCTTCTCCATTCTCATCCGTGGTTTGCTCACCCTTACCACGACCGATAAGAGCCGTTACAACGTCATCAGACGATTCTTCGTAGGTAACATTCAGAATGTTAGTGCCATACTCGAATTGATGACCAGTAACATGCCCAAAACGTTGGTTAAGGTCAATATATCTTCCGATTATCTTATTTTCTACAAAGGTATATCTAACCTTGAACTCGCAAGCGTACGATTCAATTATTTTAACGAGTGCTTGACGAACCGAAATGTAGTAGAAGCTCAACTTTCCTGTTCGAGTCAAGCCATCTACATTTCCTAATTGATAGCCTGTTCCTTCTAAAATTCCACTCAATACTTGTTCAGCGGTTCCCTTAGGACGCTTATTCTCGATGATGAATGAATGTAAGTCACTTTCTGCTCTGTCTATACCTTGGATAGTCAATCCTAGATCATAAGACTTTTCAGAAATTCTAAATAAGCAAAAAGCCCCGTCTCTCGATTGAAAACCGAAAAACTGGGCTTCTTTGATAATGTTAGGCTTGTAATCTACAGGTATTTCAAAACTTGCTCTTTCAAATTGATTTAACTCAATCGTATGTGTAAAATCCGCAATGCTCGCTTCATCGATTACATCGATTAGTTCCTCTGTCTGATTAAATAAATAAATCATGCAAACACCTCTTTGTACTGGATATCATTCAATGTCGCACCCTCAACTTGGAAAGTGTTTACGCCTTTTTGAAGTTTAAAATATCGACTGTTAACCACATCAAAATTCATCAACTCGTTTCTGCCGTTTAACGTGATTTCTCTAGTCTCACAATTAACAATCAGACTTGAATCTTGAACGTAAGTAGCTTTTAATCTGATATATTTTTGTGTTTCAAGGTGTAGAATACGAATTTCAGAACCTTCTTGAGTTGTAAGGTACAAAATAGGCTCTGTTGGAAAATCTCCGTTATAAGTTACCTTGTTACTTCCTGTACTTTTAGGCTCAGTATATTTAAACGGGTCATAACAAATAAAATGCAACTTGATAACTGTATCATTCGCATCTTCTAGTTCTGGCTTCTTAACTTTTGAAAAGATAGCTTTGTAATATCTCTCTCCATCGTCGCCAAATTCTAATTTCTTAGCTTGACGGGAAAACAACAAGCGGTTTAACCGCTCATATTGTTTTCGCATTCCCAAATCAGTATAACCAGTAAGTCTGACCTGTACTTCAATTTCACGCTCTTTATAAGTAGCGCCATAGAGATATTGACCGTCTCGACCTTTTATATTCGCTGTTTCATGGTGAAAATCAAGGACGTCCCGTCCTGTGGTATTCGCCACGAAAAACGTTCCGTCCTCGTTATTCATTTCTTGATTGAGGCTTACTCCACCAAATTGAACTTCTAAACCAGAGTTAAATGTCGGCGTGCCTTTTGTTGTGTCATTAAAAGTATACATTTAAACCACCATTAAAGGCTTGAAGCCTTCAATCTTATCCTTTCTTCTTTACTTTGAATATTTGAAATGTCTGAAACAAAGGCTCTAAAGTCGTTAGAACCAAGTGCAAGGTTGATAACAGCAGGCTCTTTTGTTTGGTTAACTTCATAAGTAGCTGATAATGTACCAGATACGTTGTTAGAGAAATCGCCTTGTAAAGCATTTGACATAGCGGAAACTCTAGATCCTGCGTCATCGAACATCGAACGGATGCCGTCTGCCATTCCAGATACATTGCCTTTGACATCTTCAAAACCACCCATTAAAGCAGTATTGAAGCCACCCATAATTGCTTCCCCTGCTGGAATTAGCAATCTTCGGTCATAAGAGATAGGTCCTTTGTGGGTTGCAATCCAGTTTGCTACGCCTCCGATGAAGTCTGTAACAGCGCTCCATGCAGCTTTCAATCCACCTAGGAATCCATCCATGATAGCTCGTCCAGCTCCTGATAAGTCGATGTTCCATAATCTATCAAAGAATCCACCGATTGCATCAATTGCGCTAGAAACTCCGCCCTTAAGTGCGTCCATCGCACCCAAGAAACCTTCTTTCATACCGTTAGCAACATTTACTACAG